GACACGTACACCTTTCTCCCCAGACGAAGACGCTTATGCGTACGCGTTGAAGGAGACCGAACTTCTGTTCGGGAGAGGGCACGGTGAGAGTGCTCTAGGGACAAACGTCTTGGAGAGGGGAGGCATCCCCTTCCGTGGCGACAAGAGCTCCGGCTTTCCTATGATGCGCTCTAAGGACGCTGATGAAAGCCGGGCGATTGCTGAGGCCAAACGTCTGCTTCGTAGCGACAAACGGCCTGCGCCAGCTGTTGCTGGCGTGAGGATTCAGCAGAAACCGACAGGGTCTAAGACTCGTCTGGTTTTCGCGTACCCGATGGAGGTTACACTCCTTGAAGGTATGTTTGCTCCTCAGGTGATCGATAGGGTCAAGAAGCGTGTGCCTCAAGTCACATACGCAGAAGGGCCTGAAGAGATCGGTCGCATGATAAATACGGTCCGGCAGTCGCGCTGGATTGTAGAGACTGACTTCTCCGGTTTCGACAGCAGTATTGGGAGTAGGCTCATCAGAGACTGCTTCTCAATACTCGAGGGACTCTTCGACCTCTCAAGCTTAGATAGGGTCGCTTGGGATAGGGTTGTTGACTACTTCGACAGGACTCCGATCCTTATGCCAAATGGTACTGTGTATCTGGCAGAAGGTGGTGTTCCCAGCGGCAGCTGGTTCACCAACATCATAGACAGTATGGTCAATTACTTGTCTGTGAAGTATGCGGAGTTTCGTCTTAACCTAAAGCCTTTCGAGGTTGCAGTCTTAGGAGACGACGCGCTACTAGGCTCTAGCGATAGAGTTGAACTAGCGGACATGAGCTCGGTCGCACTCGAGCTCGGGCTGAACATGTCAGCTGAGAAGAGCAGGAATGTGGACAATTCATTTGGACCACGACCTGTTGACCTTTTGGGTAGACCCTACTACCTTGGTCACTTCTGGTATGGTAATACGTGGATTCGTCCACTTCATATTACCTTGGCGCGATTGATTTATCATGAGCGCTACGTCGATATGGATGAGGAAATCCTTCGACGCTCCAGGCTTCTTAGCCATGGTATGGATAATCAGATGGCTAGCACTCTCGTGCTTCGGCTTGCATCTGATGATCCACACGCCGACTTCTCCGGTAGGGACCAGCAGCGAACTCAAATCGTTACTGTTCTTGCATCGGATGGACTGCTGGACGGCTCCAACCTTCCAGTGGTTACAGGATTCCAGGAGCTTCTTAGTTCTATGGGATTTGAGGTTCGGTTTTCGCCGACCTACGCCTCGTGGGCAAGGAACATGGT